ATGATTTGCGGAGCGTTTATTGCTTATAAAACAAGTAAGGCGTAGATTTGGTAGTTATTACATGTAACGCAGAAAGCCGAAAAACTCGTTACTTACTACATCCTCTAATGTCGGCTTAACCGCCTAAAAACAATTACTTATTCATTACATACATTGTAACTTCAAAGCCAAAACGCATTTCAGTAGCTGCTGGTGTAGTCCACATGGTAATTTCCTTTGTCTGTAATAATTCACGAATTATTCAACACAAACTTTTTTGCATTGAATGAATACATAGTAACAGAATCAAGGTTTTTACACATCGGTGGAACTATTAATGCAAGCTAGTGAAAAGCACTAATTAGCGTCTTTCCAATTCAAGTATATATTTACCAAGCTTTGCTGTGTCCTCTTTGCTTAGACACATACCGCCATCAACCTTTTGGATGTTGAGGGTCGGTTTGAGGGGATACGGCTTTGGCATGGTAGTCGTGCAAGCTATCAAAGTGCTGCTCAAACCAATCAGCAGGAGCTGCCTCAATTTGCTCACTCTCTTGTTGCACATCTTTCTGCTCCTTTTTAGCTGCCCACTCTTGGTATAGAGCAAGCAGCCTATCTATGATTGCTAACAGGTATTTCATTTGTCTGCTGTAAACACGCCTAAAGCGCCTATAACGCTTAAACCGAGTGCGACAATAGCTTCACCTTGCTCTGGTGATAAAGTCAAGCCTACGGCTGTTAAAAGGGCTACTAGACCCCTCCATGTAGATGATTCTTTGCCACGAGCTAATAAAAATGCTTTCATAACTACTCCTTAAAAGGTTTGTAAGATGGTTTGCCGTTCATAAAGGTTGCTGTTAAGAATTGCTGACGCATTTTAGGGTCAAACGATACATGAACCCAAGCGCCTTCCTCAATAACTTGGTCAACCTTAATGCCAGACTTAAATAAAGCTTTTACTACATCAATAGGCTTGCCAAACCCAGCGCAAGTAAAGTCAGCAGCTAGACCGTCCATGTGAGCAGAGTTTACTGAACCGCCTATTTTGCGATTAAGTTCCATGCAACGAAAGGCAGAGCTGATCCGTAATGGATGGCCTAAAAATGTGCGTATTTTCTCAAGGTTGTCAGCTAGTGTTTTTAAATTGTTTCTAACTGCTTGGGATGGGTTGTTGTTAATGCCGTTACGAACTGCTGTTTGTGAGAAGGTTAGCTCCTCAAGCGTAAAATGCTCGCTCAACTTCATTTAAGGTTTTCCAGCTTGTAAATTAGGCTCAAGAATTCACCTATTATTTCGTCCACAATGTTCTGTAATGCAGAGTCATCTTTAGGTATGCACTTGTAACGATTCTTCTCAACATAAGCTAGTTTTTCAGCTATGCAGTAGATAGGCTCTTTATACTTCTCTTCCTCGGTCAATATGGGTATTTCTTTAATGATGCCATGACGGCCTTGATAAGCCTCTGTTAGCTTGTCAGCTAACTCTGCTATGTCTTCATAAAAGTGGCCTAAAGCCTTGTGTTGAGAATAACTTTTAGTGCGTAGGTGTTCTCTGTGTGCTACATCACGAGCTAAAAACAATGTTGCTATAAATTCACCAATCATATCTCATCCTCAATATCAATAATTCCAATTAAATCTGGGTCAAATGGATTACATTCGCCACAAACACCTAAATCCTCGTCAACATCGTCTACTTGGTATGGCTCTCCACAACATTCGCACACTTTAACCTTAATCATATTTTTGCCTTGACTTTTTCCTCAAAATGTGTATAATGAGAGTGTTGGTTGCTGGAGAGCAGGTAAGTATCTTTTGCTTGTACCATTAGATAGCCAACACACTCACTCAATTTCGTACAAGGATACATCATGCTCACACAAGCAGAATTACAAGCACAATTACATTACGCCCCTGAAACTGGAATTTTTACTAGGCTAGTGTCAAATCATCATCTTGTTAAAGTTGGTGAAATAGCTGGAAGCCCAAACAATCGTGGTTATATTAATATAAGCATTAATCATAAGTTATATTTAGCTCATCGCCTTGCATGGTTATATACTTATGGCGAATGGCCAACATCTATTGACCATATAAATAATAATAAACTTGATAATAGATTATGTAATTTACGCCAAGTTACTCATCAGCAAAATAATTTTAATTCCAGCATTAGAAAAAACAATAAAACTAAAATTAAAGGCGTTTCTTGGAACAAAAAACTAAATAAATGGATTGTTCAAATTCAAGCCAATTACATAAAAACTCATATTTGCGTTACAAATGATTTTTTTGAAGCTTGTTGCCAAGCAATTTCTTTTAGAAAAAAATTACATGGCGATTACGCTAATAATGGTTAGCCGTATTTATTCATTAAATACTTAAGCGTCAACGGCAATTCGTCAAAACGGCCATCCTCTACATCGTAGAGCATATAGCAACCTCTAAAATGGTTATTGCCTTGAGCGCCTAAATAGTCCTCGTTATGCAGATAACACGACCCACAGATAATGGCTGTCATCTCTTGGCCATTAGCTTTCATAGCGTAAGAGATTTGTCTGCCTTGTTGGTGACCAGCAAAACAACTCATGTGCTTTTTAGATAGTAGTGCTGCACTAGAGCCAATAGGTCTGCCCATAGCACCCGATGTAAAGTAGTGAGCGTAAGCTATGCCATCAATCACTATTACCTCTAAAAATGGGATAACTTCCCAATCTTGGTAAGGCAAGTCATCAATGGAGATAAGGCCGTCTAGCTTCCTATCCTCGTTGATAGCACGATTAATACGGTCTTCATGGTTGCCTAGGGTTAAAACCATTCTAGGCTTGTATTGCTTGTGTTTAAAACTTTTAGCTTGTTTGTTGTACTCATATATAGGCTGTAGAAGGGCATCCATAGCCTCTCTAGCAGCCCAAATATCTTTTTGGTAGCTACGACCTTCAAATGACTTTTTACCCACATCATAAGAAGAAAGGGACTCCATATCAGCGAAGTCCCCTATACATATAATTACATCAGGCTTTTTGTCAACGATGTATTTGCCTATACAAGTTAAAAATGTAAAGTCATTACCATCTTTAGCCTGGACATCAGGCAACACAAAATGTGTCTTAGTGGGTTTTGTCAGGAAGCTCATAATATAGTTGTAAGTCCTCATCAGAGAAAAGCACTACGCAAGTGCCATCCTCTGTATACATTACAAACTCATCGTTGTCAATACCCACTTCTTCTATTCTTTGACCTACCAACTTGTCAAATAATGCCTCTAATTTTTGTTGTTGATTCATTTGTCAGCTTTGTGGTCAAGCTTCTCAAATATACGATTAAGAACGGCCTCTAAACGATCTAGCCTAGCCTCTAGGTCTTCCTTACGCACATAAGTTGTAGGTAAGTCAACCTCAATGGCCTTAACATCACGCTTAAGGTCTTGGACGGCATCCCATAGCTGTCTAGCAAACCAGCCTAGAGCCGAAAGAACCGTACCAATTACTATGTTAATTAAGCTTTGGGATTCCATGGCACTCTCTTAAAGAATAACCCAGCGACTGCCGCTAGGAACGGTTACGGTTGCGCCAGAATCAATAGTGATTGGCCCTGTACTCATAGCATTTTTAGTTGCTGGAATAGAATAGCTTGTTGTGACTGTTTGGTCATTCTCAATGAATATCTCATCTGAACCACCGCCAGTAGCACCACCACCTGAACCTGCACCGCTTAACAACTGAAACTGTGTGCCATCGTAAACTACTTGAATAACAGCGTCAGCTACAATGTCATCTGCTACTAAACCAACTGTGCCATTCTTAGTGATAGCTTTAGCACCAATAGCGTTGATGTTAAGTGTTACAGCGCCTGTGTTAGCACCTGCTGATATAAACCTAAACACTTGACCAGCAGCGTAGGCTGTCATACCTAAAGCAGCCGTAGCTACAATAGTATCTGTACCGCTAATGCCAGTTAAGTATTGAAAGACTGAATCTTGTATCTGACCTGCCGATGCAGATTGAGTTCGCAGAGTAGCCGAGCCTACACCCGACAATACATACCCACCCATAGGCAAGTTAGCCGTAGGTGTAGTTTGACCGTCTGATGTAAGCGATGCTGTAAGTGCCGATGCAATGTCGTTTAATGTGCTGTTAGCCCAAGTTGAGGAAATTGTAGTTCCCGTAATAACAGGATTACCTGCTGGTAAAGAGTATACCCCACTGCCGTTTCTTGCCATTATTGCTCCCCTTGTTGTGCTTCATTAGCTTGGTTTGCTTGCATTAGCATTAAACCAATTTTGCGTGCTTGTTCTTTATTGACAGGTAGTTTTTGTCCTAATTTTTTAGTTGCGCCTTTACCTTTTCCGTAAGCATAAGCGGCTTCACCTACAACCCTAGGCATGGCAAATGGAGCGGCCATAACAGCACTTCCTAATGCAGCAGGGTTAGCTAGTAAATAAGCTAAACCACCGTAAGTTTCTAATTGACCACCTAAACCCCTTGGTTTAAATGGGCTTAAAGCTTGACCTGCTAGTGCTGGCATTAAATCTTCTGCACCGCTTTCTATAAGTTTTTCAGCTAACTGTTTACGATGACCAAAGCTAGAACTTACATCATCACGCAATATAGATTGCAATTTTTTAAGTGAAGTGTCAGCAGACGCTTTCTCACCCAATGACAATGCTTTTTTAATCTCATCAATCGTATCAGCAGCTTCACCGTAGTTTTTCATTACTTTGGCATACTCAGGCGCTTGTCTGTTTATTGAACCTTTAATACCGCTGTAAATGTCACCAACAATGTTGCGAGCAAATGCGTCTTTTTGAAAGTCTAGTTTTCCTAAAACTTCGTTGTAAACCTTTTGCTTAAGCGCATCAAAACCTTCTGGAGTGTGTGCATCACCTGTTTTAGACTTCCATTTATTGACAATGCCTTCAGCTTTAACTAAAGCTTTGTGTGCATCCTCGTCAATGTATTCACCAAACTTGATGTTTTTATCTTTAGCACTTTGTATTGCTGCATCAACATCGTCAAAGTTTAAGATTGATTTATCTTGAGAGATGTCATACATACCAGAACGATAAGCTGCGTTTTTCTCATTACGCATTTTATTTAAACCAGACTTAGCAACATCTACAGCGTCCTCCATATTGCTTGCTTTACGCAAGTTGCCTAAGAAAGCTTTGTTGCTTGTTTCACCAGCTTTAACTGCTTGGCCAATGGCTTCACCACCTGCACCAGTAGTAACCCCTAAGCTGCCTTTAGTTAGTGACGCAGCCAAACTAGCAGGGCCTGTTATAGCTTTCTCTGCCATTACTAATGGATTTGTTACATTACTAGCAGTCTTTAATGCAGACGCTAATTTAGGGGCTTTGCCAGCCAAGCTGGCACCACCTGTAAGAACGGTAGATATGTCAGCAAGCACAGCTTCAGGGTTTTCTGCTAAGTCACGCTTAAAGCCTTCCATTGAGCCGTATCTGTTCTTGTATTGCTCATTAACAGCATTGGCAGTCATGGCCATTTTTTCTTGTGCTTTTTGAGCTTGTTCTTTGCCCATCAAGTATTCATCAGCACGATTGATTGCACCTGTTACTGATTTAGGCAAAACTTTTTGCAATTCACCAGCACCCAAATCAAGCAATGCTTTACCTGTGTCAATAGGATTCAATAACGCTTTGCCTGTTTCTACAGCAGAGCTTACAATGCCTCCTGGCAAGTTCCTAAGACCTTGCATTGCAGCTTCACCGCCAGTATAGCTTTTAGGAGCTTCAGGCATTGATGGTGCTTGAGGTTTGGCGGAAAATTGCTGTTGAGCATAAGACATGACCTGTTCTTGTGAGGCATCATCAGGCGCAGTAATATCAAATTTCTCACCACTAGGGGATGTAATACGATATTTAGCCATTACTGTACTTTCTCCATTTTCCAGCCACCTTGACCAGTAGAAGGTCGTGTTTGACCTGGCATATAACCTGCGTCCATAATACCTTGGATAGCAGTTTCTCTGTTTGCTCGTTTTTGCGCTGTTACTGTTTTGTCTTCACCTATTTGTGGGAAGTATTGTTTCATAGCGTTGTCATACTCACTAGCAGAGATTGCAGCACCTGATTCACGCCTTAATGTAGCGTTAATAAAGTCACGCATAGCTTGTGCAGCACTTTGTGTATCAGCATTTGATTGAGCATAAGCAATATCAGATATACCACCTGGGCCAGTAAGAATGGCTTTTACCGCTAGTGGGTTGTATTTAGTCTTGCCACTTGCCTCAAGCTTGTTCACAATGTTATGTGAGGTTGTCATACGATTGCCATACAAACGAGCATTAGCTTGACCTTCATTCAAAGGTTTCATGTCAGGGTCAGCAGGGCCACCTTTAATAGGCTTTAAGCTACCATCAGCATTTTTGGTATAGCCACTAGGTGCAGCACCTTGTGAAGCTTGACGAGAAAGTGCATTTTGACCAGCTTGAAAGCCTTGATTAGATTTTTGTAATGCAAACTGATTAGCAAAACTTCTTTCTTGCATAGTAAGGTCTTGGTTGTTGCGCTCTTTAGCTTGTATGCGTTGAAATTCTTGTTCACCTGCAGTTTGTTTTTCACGAAAAGCACGCTCACCAGCAACATCCTCTGCTTTGTTAGCAGATTCTAAACCGCCTATCATAGCTTGTTGCATTAACTGTGGATTGTTAGTCGCAGAGCTGTATTTTAACAATGCAGCATAACGGTCACCAGCAGTTAAAGGCACTTGACGAGGCGGCTCATTAACCATGCCCATGTTAGGCGCTATCTCACCAGTTGAACCAGTTAGAGTTGTAGGTTGTTGAGGGGCTTGCTCAGTGCGAGGCATTAAGTCTTTTTGATATTGCCCTAAAGCTTCAGCCATCTTAGCTTGCTTGCCTTTAGTGTATTCACCGTATTGCTCTATGCCTTTTTTTTCTTGCTGACCAGCTTGATATTTGCCAACTAAATTAGATAAATGTTGCGTCCATGATGGAGCTACATAATGACCCGACACCATTTGACCTTGAGGAGTTTCTTGACCTCGTAAAGCATCAGCAAATTTCATTTTACGCTTTAGCTCAAGTTCCATCATTGCATCGTCTTGAGGTATACCGCTAGACTCACCAGGCATTAAGCCTTGTAATGATGTTGATAAGTATTTTGCAAGATTCATATTAAAGTCCTAGCATTGAGTAATTAACACCTTTAAACCCATTAGGCATTTCAGCAACCGCTTCTGGCATAATAGCTTCAACCTCTTGAGCAAGAACACCAACTTGTCTGCCTTCAGGCAAATCGTAACCGTCTTTGTAGTTGTATGAGTAAAGGTTAAGGCCGTTATCTAATGAGCCAACTTTTTTAATGTTTTCTTTAACATTAACATCAGACATTAAATAAGCGCCACCAAGACCCATTAAACCACTCATAAAATTACCTGACGCTGCATTTTTTGCATTTGCTGCACTTAAATCGGCATTGTAACCTGCTTGAGTAGCGCCCATTATGTCAGCGCCAGCAGTATTAGCTTGCTGAGGTGTAGAAGCATAACTTGGGTTTTGCACTTGAGAGCCAGTACGCAATGCGTTGATGACATTGATAGGTTGCATTTGGTTGTAAGCTTCTTGTTGGAAGGCTTGTTGATTTGCGCCTAAACCTACATTCATGCCACTTGTGATAGCGCCAAGTTGTCTGTCGTTTTGACTCATAGCTAACTGGCGTTTAGCGTTTTGATAAGCTTCTGTGCCTTGAGCAATACCTTGGTTAGCTAATTGAGCATCAGACATCTCACTCTCTTGAGCAATTTGTGGAGCTAGTCTACGCATAATAGCGTCAGAGTATGTTTCGCCAGGATTAATGCCATAAGATGGTAGTTTAGATGTATCTACACCAGGCTTGCTTAATACCTCATTAGCGTAATCTAAACCTTTATTAGCTGTAGACATCAAGCCTTGGTTAAGTTTGCTTTCTTGCTCGTAAATAGCTTGCTGTTCTGGAGATAATGTTTGTGTGGCTGTATACAGAGTATTGCCGTAAGGGTCTGTGCCTGGATTGGCTGTGTAAGTTAAATTGCCGTATGGTGTTACTTGGTTTGTGCGATTAGCCGCAGCAGTAGCCCTTGCAGCTTCTAAATTACCAGCAGCAGTAGCAGTTGCTGCACCAGCATAATCAGGTGTTGCAGGAGCTTTGGCTTTACCATTAGCCATTGATATGAATGGGTCACGAACACCTTGCAATCTTAATTGCACGAATTTACCTAACATTTTTTTTACTCCAATTTAACATTTTGCAGTTTTCAGGCCATAGGGTCATTATAAGTAAATCACCGTTACGACCTGCGTCTTTTAAAGTTGTTTCTATTACAAACCCAATCTTATGATTAAGGCTTATTGCTTTGTGGTTGTCGGCTTCTACAGTAGCTGTAAAGCGTTTAACTTTTATTTGGTTAAAAATGTAATCTACTACTGTAAGCCAATAGCCTTTAGGTGGTGGTGAGTCTATTCTTTGATGGCCAAACATATTATTGCCGTTCCAATTCTCAAAAGCTGTACCAGCAACAATAACACCATCTATTTCCCATCCAAGAGCAGTCATGCCTTCGGTATAAGAGCCTACCTTTTCCATTACCCAACGAGCTACATATTCGCCATGAACTAGCATTATAAGATTGCACCGCCTTCAATAACAATGTCAGTACCTACCCAGCTAACATTTAACTGTGCTGATAAAGTCTTAACAACAGGTGCGCCATAATAGCCAACACCATTCAAACCTTGCCAGTTTTGATAAACAGTTTGACCACCACCAAATAATGACGCATCCCAAGTTCCGCTATCCCATGCACCGTAGTTTACAGGCACATAGTTTAAAATTGTAGAGTTGTCAGATAAGTCAAAGTCTATATTGATACCAGCATATACAGAAGGCGCTCCATCAGCCCTTAGTATAGGGCGTGACATAGTAAAGCGTTTTAGTGTACCTGCGTTGTTAAAGTTATTGAACGCTTGCAAGCCAAAGGCTGAGATGTTATTGCCACCGTCTGTATTGCCGTAATAAGCATGAGCAACATAACCATTACCACCAAAGTAAGGCTCATCATTAAACATCTCCATGCAATTGGCGTTCCAATTGGTGTAGTTACACCATGAACCTGTAATTGTGTTCATTACATATTGTTGTTGGTTTTGCCCTTGTTGCACAGGAACATTTAACCATAACTGATTGACCGTTGGCACATACATTAATTGCCAACCAAAGTTAGCAGCATAATCACTAACAGCCGTACTAATTGCGTATTGTATTTTGTCGGTAATAGCTACTCTAGGTTGAACCCTAGATGATTGTAAAGCACCTGATAATGGCACTACACCGTCTTGGCAAATAATAAGTATATCGCCAGCGTATTTGTATAAGCTTCTACGGCCTATTGGCGCACCAATATCCCATACACCTACCATAGACCAAGTTGTTATAGATGTCGGGTCTATGCCTTGATACACGATAATTTGACCTTTGTTGGTCATAATTACATAGTGGTCGTTTACACCTTGGCCAGCATCAATTGTCCATGTGCCGTGAGCTACAATGTAACCGCCCTTGGTCATGAATGGAGCTATGTCTACAGCAGCCGCAGCACCAGCAATTGAATCTACACCTAGATACCAAACTTTAAGGCTGTTGTCTTGTATAAAGAACTGTCTTTCAGCATACAGTATAGGGTCACGCAATGTAGTGGCTGTAACGCCTGTAATTGCAGGAGTAGACCATACTGTGCCGTTATAGTTACGAGGGGCATCTACACCATTGGCCATGGATAAGAAGTTGCCACCAGAAGTTGCAATGTTGCAATAACCCCATTTAGAATTAGTTAGCCCAGTTAGCACAGCAGCGCCTACAGCGCCTTCTGTTGTTACATCGTATACACTGCCTCCAGCGATAGCAAATAACTCGTCTGTAGCGCCTCCAGAGTATGCCATGATGGTTTCTACTTGGCCTGTGATACCTGTTGCGTGTTTTGTATAACCTTTACGCATTACACATTCTGTTGTAGCTGGAAACCAGTTATTTAATACAACTGCGTCAGTAGGGGCCATTGCTGGTAAAGCATCCCTAGCGTTCCATCCACCTACTGGTGCTGGTAATGATACTGGCTGTGATACAGCTCTTTTAGCTCTAGCCATTATTAAGCTCCGTAGTTAGCGTCTGGAATGTTCTCCCAACCAATTAAGACATTGGCTGTTCTTGGTGCTAGTGATAGTGTAGCAGAACCTGCATCGTTAGCTTTAGCGATGTTAAGTTGCATATCATAATCACGCTGGAATGATGATGTATCAAAACCTTTTATTTCAAAGTATTTCTTTTTAAGCGCCAACACCATCAAACGGTTAGGGTAGATACAAGTATCAGTATCCGCTAAGAATTGTGATTGTGTTGTGCCTGTGGCAGATGTTGCCCAGTTCGTTGAGATATACTCAAAGCTTAGGTATTCGTTAGTAGATGTAAGTGGCCATATTTGAAACTTCTGACCCATAATACGCCAACGAATACGAGGGCCAGTTGAGATGTAGCTAGACTTGAGCCATTGCCATTGTTGGGGTGTTTCAGGGCCTAACATCTCCCAGCGTTTAGATTTGTCGTATTGTGTACGGTCTGTAATACGGTCAAAGCCTGTAGGCAAGTCATACATAACTTGACCAAATACATAGTTGCCTGAACCATCGCTAGTAGCGGCACTATTGATTGTAACGGTAGTTCCAGTAGCAGACACCACAGCAGTGCTTTGAATGACACCTTCACCTTGCACTTGGAAGTTAGTTGCGCCAGCAGCATTGATAAACGCTACTGTAGCAGGGTCTACACCTGTAATTACGCTAGTGCCATAAATAATAGCACCGTCTGATTCGGAGTACTGTGAATACCAATCGTATTCAACATTTAGAGCTTCCCATGGGTACTCTCTCGCAATTTCGTTACCAGCCGCATTAATCAAGTAATAAAGTTGAGTAACATCAGCAGCAGTATTGCCTACCACCGCATTGGGGACAGCCAAGCCCATTTCTGCTGACGCTTGTTGCACTAATTGCAAGAGAGTTGTTGCCATATTATTCCTCTAATTCCTCTGCTTTAGCCTTTTTAGGCGCAGCTTTAGGTTGATTCATTTTTTGTGCTAACTCTGCTAGTTGAGCCTTAACTGCTGCTAGTTCTTCATCACGCTTACGAAGCTCGTCTGCTTGTTGTTGAACTAATGCTGTGCCTTTGGCGCTAGATAAGAAAGCTTTTGCCTTGTCACGCAGAGCTAGTGGGGACATACCTGCTGCCATACCCATTGCACCTAATTGAGCGTCAGACGCTTGTGCTACTTGCTCTACTGTGTAAAATTTAAAGTGTTTTAACTCTGCCGCTGAAGCTGCATTTAAAACTGGCCAATCGTGAAGCAATGTGCCTTCAATATCGCCATCTGTTTTCTCGTTCTGATACCTTGCCCATTGTATAGGGAAGCGAGTTTTATGCTCTGCTGCTGCAAAGGTGTCAATTACTGTGTGAGTGTTGCCTGGAACTTCTATAAGAATAAAGTCTGCCATTTCCATGATAGGACGGCCTTCTAAAGCACTCTTAAACTCGTTACTTACTGCTCGTTGATAAAACTTAACATTTAATCGTGAATCGGGGTTATTTACATCAGTGTTGTATTGCATTTGAATCTCCAAAGTGGTTTGGGGTTTGTAGGTAACTCTCGGAATGAAAGCAACCTAGAAACCCTCCCCCGAAGGGGAGAGAATCATCAGCTATTAAACTGAAGCTACACCGAACCAGCCATATTGACCTGTAAGCAATGCAACTGGAGGAGCGATGTATGCGCCACCTGTTGAAGTTGCTACAAATGTAGATGCGCTGATAGAGCATAGTGTTTGACTTGCTGTGAAGTCATTACCCGCTTTAGCGAAAACATAGCGTTTACCGTCTGAACCAAACACTTCGTTACCTAATGGGCCCATTGCTGGGATTAAGGTTGTACCATCAGAAGCTAGTTGTGTTTGAGTAGCAGAGCTAAGGTCTACGCCAGAGATAGGGGTTACTGAATATGCCATAATATATCTCCTTAAGCCTTAAGAACGCCACTGAATTGAGGACCAGAGCTAGTTAAGTTACCAGCCCAACCGATTAGTTTAACTACAGCGTCTTGGTTTACAGATTGACGCTCGCCACCGATAGGGGCAAAGTTACGGTCTGTATGTGGACGGAAGTAGATGTAGTTAGTGTTCAAGAACCACATATGGTTTGCAGTTGCTTGAGAACCAATACCACCACCTAAAACTACATCGGCAGATGTACCACCACCGTAGAATTTCAATGAAGCAAAACCAGCAGCGCCTTCATCAACTGAAGTTACGCGTTGGATAGCTTGCAATGAGTTTACATATAGTGAGTAGTAGTTGTTGTCAGCTACAATCAAATCAGCCTTATCTTGACCACGAACTAATTTAATAGCTAGTTGAGTCATGTAAGATTGAATGTTAGCAGCAGAAACAGCAGCACCGCCATTGGTTACGCCAGAGAAAGCTTGGTTTTGCCAGAATGACCATGTTGCACGGTTAATACCACCGTAAACACCAGTAGCTGGACTATCTGCAACAGCAGCAGCCAAACCAGTTAAGTTTTTACCACCGTTACCAGTACCGTCACCGTAGATGTCAGTTTGGATACGATTCATCAATTGACCTTCAGCAACTTGTACACGACCTTCTAACAAGTCAATGATTGCCTCTTTAGAACTGTTTTGCAACATTTCCAAGCCAGAGATGGTAACAGCAGACGCATATTGAGCGATAGAGAATTGAGCTGCTGAGATTGGGCTGTTAGGCGCAATGTTCAAAGTTTCGTAACCGCTGTATGAGTTAGTGTTGTTTGTATTGGAATCGTTGTACATGATTTCTTCTAAAATCACGTTACCGCCAGAGAATGGGCGTACGTTACCACGTTTGCGTAAGCGGTCTAAAACCGCATTGTTTAATGTTACGTTGTCAGCCAATTTGCCACTACGACTTTGAATGGTAGTTGCAATAATGTCTGACACGGTTGAATTGGCAAAAGCCATAATGTCACTCCTTATTTATTGTCAGATTAAACCACTAGAGTGCTGTTCAAAAGCTTGCATAATTGCATCTCTAGCAGAGCTTGCGGACTTACCACCACTAGACGCTGACGCTGTAGGCGTTGTTGACTTCGGTGAAAGTACCTTTGCTTTGGCTTGGGCTACCTTTTCTCGTTGAGCTGCTTCAGATTTCTGCGCTTGTTCAGCATTTACTTTCTGAAATACATCATCGTTTAATCGGATAGCTTTGTCATAAGCTGATTGAAGGTCGTTTGCCATTCCGCTTTGGAGTAGTCCAGCCATGGTTTCACGAACTTCCTCAAAATAAGGTTTGTCATCTTTAAATGACGAAATCTCATTCTGCAATTGGGCTTGCTCTAATTGTTCTTGCGAACTCTGAAAGCTTGACCATTGATTCTTTATTTGCGCCAACTCTTGAGCTAATTGTGAGAACTGTGGGTCGTAACCTGTTTGACCTGATACTGCGCCAAGGTTAATACCATAGTCATTAGCTAATTGTTGGAATGTTTGCATCTTTTGCTCAGGTGTACCCATAACCAATTTAGCATGAGCATTACCTAGCTGCGTAATCCATTGTTGTGGAGCTACGCCATATTGCTGTAACAAGGGTTCAAATTGACGCAAGCTTTCCATTACTGGTTGCGCCATATCCCATTGATTCTTGTAAGTTGACACGCCTTTAGCGTAATCAGCTTCCCTTTGCTGTATATAATCCTGCAAAGTTGGGTCTAACTTACCCCAATGCTCTTCATAGTCCTTTTTCCAAGAACTAGGACGAGGTTTTGTGTTAATTTCTGCTACATTTGTATCATTTTCTACAACATTGTCATCAGATGCCTCTGTAAGCTCTTTTGAAGCGTTTTGAGAGGTTTTAGCGAATTTGCCTGACTCATCCCTAGGGCGAGAGGTTTTATCGCTTTCTACAGCGTCCTGTGAGGTCGTATTTTCTGTTACTGCTGATTCTGTTGATTCAATAGCATTTTCGATTGTATCTCGAAGGCTAATTGGCTCTTCCAGAGTAGTCTGGTTAATATCCATTTTGCTTCCTTATGTTATTTTTTCTTTGCAGCTGCTTTCATATTTAATTTAGCTTGTTCAGTATGTTTTCTTCCAATCATTGAAGACCTAATCTTTGCCTTAGTTTCTTCAGAGTGTTTTTTTCCAAAAAATGGATGATTTTCACCTTGATTAATTAAACTTAGTCTTTGTTTAGTTTCTTCAGAATGTTTTTGACATGATTTAACATCTTGTCCACCGCTTTCAATGTTATAGCCGTTAGGTCTAATTGTATTAAAAGTGGCAATCCAAAATCGCTCTAAATAATTAAGCAGATTAAAATTGTCAATGCCAGAGCAAATTCTTTCATAAGTAAAATGTTCCTTACCATGCTTTTTATAAGCTCTGCCCAGCGCCATTCCATGACCATATTTGTTTTTATCAATTATGGTCTGTCCTACATATTGCTTTTCATTTAACACATTTGTAACTAAATAAATATGAGCATTCATATTATTTTGCTTTCCTTGTGTTTATGAAACTGATTTTTATCGACACATAACTAAGTTATGTCGATTGATTAAGCTGATTTGATTGCTGCCCAGTTGCCATCACCTAAAGAGATGAATTGTGCTGTGATTAATGTAGCAATAGACAATGCAGCGTCTGCTGTACCGTTATTGATTTTGTAACCACTAGCTGGCCATACTTTAATTGTGTTAGCTGAGCCGTTGATTACAGTTACTGTGTCACCAGGTGCTGCTGTGGCTGACAATGTAGGGCCATAGTTAGATGTAGATGTTGTGTATTGCACGATGTCGCTAACAGCGGTTTGTGCGCCTTGTGTAGCACCACTAGCTGTTTGAGCCAATGATACATAACCAACTACAGATTGTGCAGCACCACCAGCGATACCTGAACCTGTTAAATTTGAAACTTTTGCCATTTGTTGCTCCCTTATTAATAACGCAATTTGTTATAAACTTCTCTTGCAATTTGCTCTTTCAAGTTATCCCTAGGTCTTTCTGGATTCTTTATAGGCATATCACCTGCCTCTATGCAGTTGTTACGCTTTAGATGCTCTCTATGGGCTTTCTTGCCCTCTATCATGCGACCATCAATCATTGACTGATAGGGCTTGTAGTCTTCACGAACATAAGGCAACGATACAGTGCCTTGTCTGTACATCATGGTTAGCTTTTCTTGCCAAACCTTTTCGCCTTCTTCACCACTAAGATTCCATCGTTCTAGGAAGTCAGCTTTCATTGTTACTAAATCGTCTTCTTGCTCGTCTTTCTTTTCTTCTAACCTTACTGTGCGGTCTATCTTGTCGTAATTGTCATCAAAGGTTTTACCCTTCATGCGAGTCTGTATAGAATCGCCTGTTATCTCATTAATAGCCGCCATAGGTTTTATTCCAGTTAGGCATAATCTGCCCATTAGGACTCATAGTGTTAGGATTGTTTACTTGATTCATGTTAGGGCCAATTGGTTGAGTTTGTTGTGGTGTGTAGTTAGGCATAGCGTTAGACATAGGCATAGATTGCGTAGGCATACCATCGTCAGCAGGTTTTTCACCACCACTACGCAACATAGCAATCAATTTAGGCAAGTAACCGCCAAAGTCACCTTGTTGCGCTGCTGTAGGCTTGTTAAACATTGCAGCAGTACCCATGCCACCGTTTGCATCTTGTGCTGTAACACCTTTGGAGTACCACTCTGGTAAAAATGACATATCGTTCCTTACATTAACATTAATAAAAGAGCTTCGTCTTCTTGCTCTTGTTGCATTTCTTTAAATCTGCCAATAATCCGTTGCACTAGCTCTGCATCTTGAGCTAACTTACCGTAATCAATGGAATGGATAGACAAGCCTTGTGAGGGCTTAACATACTTAGCGACTTCTTGTTTTAACTCTGCTGCTACTGGCTCTGCAAATAACTCTTTTACATGGTCTTGCATTTCAGCTCTAGCTGACTTGCGTATGTGTCTTTTCTTACCTATGCCGCCTGTAGTCCCCCATGTAACTGGAGGTGGAGGTGTGATTGCACTTAATAGTGAATTAAACGCTGTAGATGCAAATGCGTTAAATCCAAACATAAATTATCCTATTAAGCTAACGGTAACAAATCCTACTAATCCGCCTAAAGTCGTTGCTACCCAATCCCAAAAGTCAGCAGTGTGCTTGTCAGGATGTAGTGCATCGTATATCTCTTTAAGTAGCGCAATGATAGCCACGACAACAACAGCGTAAAAGCCGATGAATGGTGTCAGTATAGCAGCTATGATAAAGCCTGATATAAAGTGCATTTGCTTATCGCAAGGTACTTTGCACACAATGCAGAATTGGCTTAAGAAAGCGTTAAGTTTAGCGATTATCTTTTCCATTATGCAGATGTTATGGTTTGCCAAGCAGAGCCTGTGTAAACGCATAACTTTCCTAATGTGCTGTCAAATACAACATAACCTGCTGCTGGAGTTAAAGCATTTTTTTGTGTAGTGGTGACTACTGGGCTACCACTACCATTTGTTCCGTCTAAGACCATTGACATATTATTTCCTTAAAAAGTAATCGTTCCGCTACCAGTCCATTTATAGACTCTGTAACCGCCAGCTACTGTGATAGTGGGTGAACCTGTAGTTGATGTGGCTGCTGGGTAACTATCTGCATAGCGAATGATGACAATGCCTGAACCACCTGCTCCACCTGCTACTGATACATTACCTGCTGCACCGCCACCACCGCCACCAGTATTGGCTGTACCTGCTGAAGCGGCTGTTGAGCCAAAAACACCAGCATTACCCCCACCACCAGAACCGCCAGAGCTTGTGCCAACATTTCCTGCTCCACCGCCACCACCGCCATAAGTTACAGATGAGCCAGAGATTGATGAGGCTGTACCATTACCACCAGCGCCACCTGTAGTTCCAGAAGCGTTTGCGCCTACTGCACCTGCACCTCCGCCACCACCACCAGCATCTCCAGAGCTGCATGAACCACCATTGTTACCTTGTCCACTTGTACCAGCTCCACCTGTTTTTACTATACCTGTACCACCACCAGCACCACCACCTGAACCACCAGGCTCTGCTGTGTAATTCCCTGTGCTGCCAAAACCACCACCTAATGATGTAACAGAGGCAAACACTGAATTGCTACCACTTACACCATTTGTATTATTTGTTGAGCCACCAGCTCCACCACCACCTACAGTTACGGTTATAGATACGCCAGTTGGCAATTCCAATCCAGTTGCCGTTCTAAAGCCGCCGGCGCCACCACCGCCAGCTCCGCCACCACCTGACCTCCAAGCTCCACCGCCACCACCGCCGCCTACTACTAAATACTCAACAGGAACAGGAGGAGTCCCTGTAATACTGTACCAAGCCGTGCCGTTGTAATACTCCATAACACCTAAGTCAGTGTTATAGCGCCATTGACCAGTTGCTGCTGTAGGTCGTTGAGCAGTAGTGCCTGTAGGCAAGTATAGAGCGCCTGTAGTAGCTGTTTGCACAGGAAACACACCTGATGTAGCAGGTAGCGTTATAGTAGCCGTAGCGTTGTCTGTAGGGGCTATTGAGGTAGTCCCCGATGTAGCTCCATTGATGAGCAAGTTAGCCATTATTTAGCTTCTACCCAAGCGGTTGTAGCTTCGTCCCAAACATAGACTTTACCGTCTGTAGGCATAGGTGTAGGAGCTTGCCATTGACAAGTGTCCTCTACTAATGTCCAACTAGGGAAAGGTTGAGGTGCAATGAAAGCATCACGAACACGGTCGTATGTGTAACCAATACCTGCGTAGTTTTTACGGATTGTGCCGTTGTAAGATGTTTGCACCCATTTAGAGTAGCCACCTGACCAACGGACAAAGAAAGCTTTACCCATGTCCTCGGACTCTAAACCTTCAGCGGTTAGCATCTCAATGTTGTTTAATGCGTGAACATCTATCACGACATCGTTTTCATCTAATCGTGCAAAATAAGCCATCTTGTAAATCCTTAGAATGTAATTGAACCTGAACCTGTCCATTTATAGACACGGTAGCCACCAGCAACTGTTATAGTAGGTGAGCCTGTAGTAGAGGTCGCAGCAGCGTATGTATCAGCGTAACGGATGATGACAACTCCTGAACCGCCAGCACCGCCAGCAGTACTACCGTTAGAGCCCCCACCGCCACCACCACCGCCACCAGTATTGGCAGTTCCAGAAGCTCCAAGTCCGCCAGCATAAGTTCCGCCTGTTCCTCCACCGCCTGAACCACCTGCGCCAGGAGTTGCTGTGATTATGTTAGGAGAACCGCCGCCACCACCACCTGCGTAAGTTACGCTAGAGCCTGATATAGAACTAGCTGTACCAGCACCACCAGCACCACCGCTTACATTATAAGTAGCGTTTCCACCAACAGCACCTTTACCGCCACCACCACCACCAGTATCTTGGTTGTTTCTTCCGCTTGTGCCTAAACCACCATTATTGCCTTGACCTGATGTGCCAGCTGGAGCTGGATATGCAGCTGGATAACCTGCACCCCAACCTGCACCACCACCTGAACCACCAGAAGAACCGTTAGTATCTAAGTAACCACCACGACCACCACCAGTAGTTGAAATTGCGCCAAATACTGAACTTCCACCATTGCTTCCGCTTCCGCCACCTGTACCACCAGCACCTACTGTTACTGTAATAGCACTTCCAGCACTTACTGATAATCCAGTAGCTGTTAGATATCCGCCAGCACCACCACCACCACTTGGGTTAGCTCCACCACCACCAGCACCACCACCACCAGCAACTACCAAATACTCTACGGTAGAAGGAGGAGGCACATAACTCACGCTATACCAAGCTGTGCCATTATAGTATTCCATAACGCCTAGTGTTGAGTTATACCTAACCATACCTGTTGAGGCTGTTGGTCGTTGTGCTGTTGTGCCAGTAGGTAATGTCAATGCACCTGTTGTGCTGTTTTGTGTTGGTACAATACCCGTTACAGATGGCAAGGTCATTGTAGCAGTCACCGTGTCTGTAGCTTGTACAGTCGTTACACCGCTTGTCGCTCCTGCTAACAATAAAGGCATTATTTAACTCCTCTTATTACATTACGAGCTTCAGCCCTTAATGCACGAACTGCTGTTGTGTCTTTGTCGTAGTCAGCAGTCATCATGTAATCTGTAGATGCTAGGTAGGCTCTTGCCTCTTGACGCTTAGCTTCTGCTGCTTGTTCTGCTTTAACTAGGTCTAGGTCGTATGCGACTAGGTTGCCGCCAGCATCAAAGGCTTCATCGCCAACTGTGCGAACCACTTGTGGATATAGTTTATAGATTGCTTCTATCATGCTGCTATCTCCATAAGAGTGATGTTTGAACTTGTATTTTGATATTGAGCATAAACTAAATTGGCTGCATTTTGAGTTCTAATACCTACTGTATAACTAGTTGCTGATGTAGTTGCTGGAGAATCTAAATAAGTTATTGAACCCAAAGTACCAGTAATAGCTGAACCAACCAAACCAAAGCCCCAAGTTGCTTCACCAAGATTTGTTCCTGCAACTGTGCCTCTAAATACTGTTGCCCCCATACTATTGCCACTTGTACCATTGTTATATAAACCAATGTTTACAATAATCATTATTTTACTTGTAGCACTTGTTGGTGTAATTGACGCACTTAATCCAGCCGTTACAAAACTAGTTGATGTGGTAGATACAGATGTGCTGTAATTTGCACTTACCACCTGCAACACGCTACCTGTAGGCAAAGAGCCTTTGCTCAATCCAGTTACCGCTACACCTGCTGATGTTACAGCAATCTTAGTAGAGCCACCGCTTTGTATGTTTAAGTCACCGCTATTGTCGGCTGTAGTGATGACACCACCAACTCCGCTTGTAGAGGCATTAATTATTGAAGCCATATTTTTTCCTTTATAAAACTACCCATCTAGAGCCACTAGGCACGGTTACACTTACACCACTTGCTATCGTTACTGCGCCTACAGAACTAGCTGAGTAGCCTGAAGGGATGGCATAGCTTGCACCAATTGTCATGTTGTTAATTACTAACCCATTTGTTGCTGATACTACTGAACCTGTTACCGCAGCCGTTGCTGTTAAGTTAGTTGAGGTAACTGAAGTCAAGCCAGCTAGTGTAGTAGAGCTACTGCCTAAGCTGATCGCTGTCGTACCTACCGTTACAGCAGAGTTAGTTAGCTGACTGTTACCAATGCCACCTAATGTGCCACCTAATGTAAGGTTGCCTGAGCTAGTGACTGTGCCTGTTAGCGTAATACCATTGACTGTGCCTGTACCGCCTACGCTAGTTACAGTGCCTGAGCCTTTACCGTTAAAGGTATTCCAATCGGTACTAGACAAGTAACCGTTAGTGCTTGTAGTAGCCTGGCTAATGCTAATAGCAGGTGTAGCACCACCACTAGACGCAATAGGCGCTGTGCCTGTTACGCTAGTTACTGTGCCGCTAGGTGTCGTGATAGTGAAGTTAGGGTAAGTGCCTGTCACTACTGCACCACCAGCACCTGTAATGGCTACTGTTTGGTCTGGAGCTGAGTTAGTTATGGTCGCTGACGCTGCACCATTGCTAATGCTAATACCTGTGCCAGCCGTTAGGTTAGCGTTCTTCCAAAGGCTTGTTGATGCGTCATACAAAAGAGTTTGACCATTAGCAGGGCTGTTAATCTGCACATCGTGTATCTCGTCTAGTTCGTAACCGTTTTGCACACGAACATAGATTTGACCGTTGCCATTGTTTGCTCTCTCAACCACCCCGATATAAACAAGGTGGTTAGGTGCTTTAGGTTTAGTAGTAGTTAAGCTACCAGCAGTTGCACCTAAGTAAAGAGTGTCACCTTCAGCATAAGAGCCTGTGTTTAACTTGCCTAATACACCTTGCGTTGTCACAAATCCTGTTGCACCAGCAGCAATGTCTTGCGTAACCAAGCCTAATGTTTTGGCAGAAGTAGAATCGCCTGTGTTATAGGCTAACTTAACTGATGCACGGTTGCCTGTGGCTTGATACAAGTATACGGCTTGACCAGCAGTGATTGTTACTGATTCAGCGTTGGTCACATAGGCATACATTTGCTGACCGATGTTGACTTCTGTCGTGCCATCAATAATACCGAAGGCCGCAGTTGCTGTGTCTACATTCCAACGCAACTTACCTACCGCAATAGATGCAGCAGCAGTCGTATCTAACTGTGCGTAGTCAATAGTAGAGATAGAATTAGCACCGCTAATGTTACCGCTATCGTCAATCGTTACAACAGAGTTCTGTATTAGCTTGCCAGTGGTCGTATCAAAACGAGCCACAGCGTTATCCGTAGCGCTTGATGGGCCTACTACATCACCACCCAATGAAGGGGATGTGTTGCTGATTACACCTGTGCCGCTATCGTAGCTTATGCCTGTGCCAGCGCTTACTGATGCCCTAGCCTTGGCTGTCGTAAAGTATTCGTTAGTGCCTTCTGCTATATTGGTAGTAGTTAGCACCACAGTGCCTGTAAAACCGTTTACAGATGTCACAGCGTCAGTGTTGTCTATCTTTTCCCATACAGAGCCGTTAAACACAGCCCAATCGCCTACTTTCCAATCGGTAATGCCATTTAGGTTAGTAGAGCCAGCAACTGACACGACATAGTAAAAGCCTTTAGTGCCAGCAGAGCTAGTCAATGTAGGCGTGTTAGTAGAAGCGTTCCATGTGCCTTGATAGTTTAAGTCACCCATTTGTGGGATTTGACTTGTTGGCACTTTACCACCAGCGTCTAGTGTAGCTACACCTAATGCAGAACCAGCGTCTAAGTAGGCAGCAGTGCCTAAGTCACCTGGTTGTATAGCAGTGTCAGCCAATGCACCTTGAGCAGCAGTAGCAAAGCTAGAAGCGTTATAGCCACTATCCTTAATCAACTTACCAGTGGTCATGTTGAACGCAGCAAAGTTGTTGGCTACAGCACTAGCAGGGCCAGTTACATCACCAGCACTCAATAACACAGCCTCTGATGGTAGGTCTAGGAATATATCCTTGTCACCGCTACCAAAGTAGACTAATGCACCACCGTTAGATGATGACAGCACTGTGTCACGAGAGATATAGTTACCTGCAAGCACATAAGTACCAACACCCACTTCCCACTCGTTGTTTGTATTGTCTACAATCGTGTAGTAGGTAGTAGAACCATTGCCGATTACGGAGAATGGTTGATAGTTTGCTTGAGCGCCTGATAATGCAGCGTTCCCTGTACCAGCGACAGTAGTCGTTTCTAATACTCTATCCGCTAGGACTAATGCCATTATGCCACCCCGACTATTTTACCGTCTGCGCCTCTTACCACTTGCTTAGGTTTAGTTAATTGTTGCACCAAGTTCTCATGAGCCATTTGTTGTTGCGTCAATAGGTCAGTGTTATGTTGAGCTTGTACGGCCACCATAGTAGCCATGTTGTTGTTGATAGCCTCAACCAAGCCTGATAACGCAGATGTAGGTTGCTCAACGCCACCCATACTGATTTCAGTAAGACCTTCTTGCTCTTTACCAGCGTTAATATCAAGCGACTTAAGCTGTAGGTCTGTCTTAGCGTTAATCTCGGCTACAACGACTTTAGTTTGGTTATCTAAGTCAGCTTTATACTTCTCAAACTCTAGCTTTTGACCTTCCAACTGCATACGCATTTGCTCTAGTTGAGCTTCCATCTGCATTTTTTGTTGTTCAGCCTGGGCTTTAATCATTTCAGGGTCTGGAGCTGGTGGTTGTGGGTTAGCAGCCGCTTGCATTTGCTTTTCTTTCTCTGCATCAGCGAATGTATCAAACTCACCCTCTAAAGTACGACCAACACGGAAGCCTTGGACACCAAACTTGAGCAAGTCCATCAACAATGGAGTCAATTCAGGCACAGCTTGAGCGCCTTGTATGGCTTTCTCAATGAATGAGCTTGTAGCTTGCAAGAACTCTACACGGTCTTGTTTCTCTTGGGCTTCATCAGCGTATAGCATAGAGTCAGTAGCAATCTCAATGCGGAATGTACGCATAGGACTGTCTTGCAACAGTTGAATAGCTTGTGGCACTAACTGTTGGTCTGTTTGACTTAACAACTCTGCACCACCAATCTTCATAATGGTTTCAGGTTGGAAGTGTTGACAGATAATCTGCGCTTTAATCTTAAGTATTTGTGAGGCAAAGCGTGCCACTTCGTCTTGGTAAGTTTTAAGACGCAATGTAGCGTACTGGCCTTTGATTTGTTGAGCAGTAGCTGTTTCGTTAGCGTTACTTGCACCACGAACAATGTCAGAGATACCTGTAATGTCGTAGATTTGCTGTTTAACTTGACCCATAGCTTGATAAGCCATGTTCAATGCGTTAGCAATAGGTGTTAAGTCAACGAACTCTACAGCACCACCCAAGCCACCTTTTTCAGCAAAGGCAGCGTAGTTCTTAACAGGGATAAGTGTATTGTTGTCACCCTCTGTAAATAGACGGCCTAGGTCAGCATTTGCAGCGTCATAGAAGCCACGAACCTTCATAGCGTCTACTAGACCCTTAATACGGTCTGATAGCGTGTCTAACTCGTTAGCTTGGTCTTGGTATAGAGTGAAGTCAGGAACTGGTACAAGTGACTCATTGGTCAATGTAGAGAATATAGGCTCTGGACATGGAAAGAACTCCTCTAACTGCAATGGGTCTTCACGCTTGTCTAGTATTTTGCCCATGGATTTACTAATCCAATAGACGCACTTCTCTTCTTTATCCCATACCTCGTAGATTAGACCACGCTTAGTGACACCCTCTGTCATCTTAGTGCGAGGCTCGTCAGGTGAAGCGTCTAGTGGTATTCTTTTCCACAAGTCATCAAACTTGTCTTCAGGGAAACGCTCTTTAAGCATTTGGCGAGTCATGTAGACTTTACGCCATACACAAGACACCTCATCCCATGTCCTGGCAGAGTTATGACCAAAGTCACGCCAATGCACATAGTCTACTGGCGTTTGCTCAATGTCTAGGTATTCAGATACAGAGTCACTGTCTAGTTCGTCTTCAGACACGAAAGTGTCATCTGTTTCAATGATAGGCTCGTAACGAATCCATGATGTACCACGACCACCTAGAAAGCGGTCATAGACGCATGAGTTAAGAGAATGATAAAAGTCCTCTGTATTGCTTATCTCAAAGTCTAAGGCACGCTCTAACAACATAGACGCAACACGAGCAACAGGGTCACTGTCTTTGTGTCTGCGTGACACATCAGGCTTAGGCATACGGCTAAAGGTTGCAGCCTTCAGAGTCTGTACATTAGCCCACAAGATGTTGTAGTGAGATTGAGCCGTAGTTGTTGTACGGTCATCACGGTAGCGTTTGAGAATCTTCTCTACACGACCTTCCCACTTAGCAAACTCCTTGTCGTACTGGCTAAACATATCAAGGTATGTTTGTACCTCTGACATTATTTGCGAAACCTTAGCCATGAGTTATCCTTATGCGTAAACTACAGTTGCGCTTAGTGTGCCACCAACAACGATGTATACGCCTGATGCAAAGCCAATAGGCATAGGCAACCATGTGCCAGCAGTCAATGTTACTGTGTCTACTACTTTAGTAGATGTTGTAGTCGTAGCTGAGTCGTAGATGGTTACTGTACCGCTTGATGACGCTGATACTAAGATACCCAATAGCTTGCAGCCGATAGGTGATACATTACCTGTTGCAGTGATTTGTTTGTAACCACCAACATAATTAGCAATACCGCTCATAGTTAAATCCTTTTAGGTTGTTTAGGCTGTGTGGCCCATAGTTCATTGAGTGTGACATCGGTCTGTCCGACCATAATGCCTCTAATTGGTTTGTCTTCTATCACAGGCTTGTGTTCTTCACGCCAGTTGATAGCAGCATAACGCATAGCATCTGCCGCATGAGATGTCCAATCGTGCCTAGGTTTATCCCTAAACATTTTCTTGTCATCATCCCACTCACGCTGATACTGTTTGAGAGCCTCTAGGCCATCATAACAACGCTCTTTATCAAACCATGCTTTAGGCATCATTTGTCTTACCGCCTGTATGCCATCATGTAGTGATAGACTAGGTGTGATTGCCATCTTAGTTATGCTCAAGTGTTCGGCCAACATCTCAATGACTGATTTACCACCAGAGGCTAAGGTCTTAGCTCTAGCATCGTGTGGTAAGAAGTGCGTCTTGTATTTATAAGGCTTGCTTAGTATGTGTGCAGCGTAATGGTCAATAGACTTGCCACTAGCAGCGTAGTAGTCAATGAAGTGAACCTCACCTTGCACTACTTGATAGAAGAACACAGCAGTGTCATCAGAGTAACCTAAATCCCATGCAGTAAACACAGGGGCAAACTCATCATACTCTACGCCAGTTACTCTACCATCTTGCTCTGCTTGGTATAACTCACGACCCCATATAGCACCAGGCAATGCAGCATCAAAGTCACATTCCATCTCTTGACGCCATGCGTCTTCAGATAACTCTTGCTTTAATGAGTCAATCTCTGATTGCGGTAGTATGCCTGAATCACTAACTGTTATTTTTAAAGCCAGCCAATCATCGGAGTGTATAGCTCTATCGTATGTCTGCCAAAAGGCGTTTCTGCCCTTAGGCGTTCCGATTATGACCGCTTTACCTTGTCTATCAGCCAATGCAGGACGGATGATGTACTGGAATACATTAGCGCGCCAATCCCCATACTCGTCACACACAATGCTATCAAGGTAAAGACCGCGAAGGCTGTCAGCATTATCAGCACCAAATAGCTGAATCCTTGCACCGTTCTTAAAATCAATGCGTAGCTCTGACTCATTAATGACGATGCCATCAATTACCCTAGTAAAGTATTTAAAGTAATCCCATGCTACAGACTTAGCTTGCTTGTAGAATGGCGCTATGTATGCTGCACGAAAGTCATTACGCTTAGTCATTACAGCTTCTTTGATCAGCTGATTGACACAAGCTACTGTCTTACCTGCCCTACGGTGGGCAACTATTACCTTCCAGCGCCTATTGCTATTATGCAAAGGCATAAACGCTTGACGAGGCTTATAGGGTATTACTATTCTTCCCATGCGTATATTGCAACACTACCAGCGTGTTCGTTTACTTGCGTTTCTTTCCAGCCAGCCCTTGTCTTTAACCAAAAGATTGCAGCGCTAGTGTTACCGTCTTTAGCTTGTTGAAACAATGTCTGCCCAATAGAGGCGTTAGCATCTACACGGCCAGCATCTAATTCTTTCTTATAATACTTAACAAGCGTATCAGAGCTTATATCTAGCTTATTGGCTATGTCCTCGTATGTAATACCCACAGCAGATAAGGTACGAGCAACCTTCTTGCTTTCCTCTGTAGGTTTATGTTCTTTTCCTTGAGCCATCTTTATAACTCCGAAAGATTGCCAGCTAAATGCTCTGCAAGCTCTACGCTCATAATAGCTATTAGGGCCACTTCTAGCTTATCTTTGTTAGCCATAGCGTCTAAAGCCTTTATAGCCGCATCTTTATGCACATAAGCACCACCGTCTATTGGTGATTTGTCATGCTTATATCGTATAGTCCAGCGTTTGAATATCATAGTAGCACCGCTTTCTTACCTGTAAACTCTTCCCAACGCTTTACTATAACATCACAGTATTTAGGGTCTAGTTCCATCAAGCGTGAATACCTGCCTAGTTTTTCAGACGCAATCATAGTAGAACCTGAACCACCAAAGCAATCAATAATTATATCGCCTGCTTTACTACTATTATTTATAGCTTTTTCTATTAGCTCAACGGGCTTTTGTGTTGGATGTACATATTGGCCAGTAGCACCTCTACTCATATACCATACATCAGATTGCGCCTTATCACCGTACCAAGCGCCACCCTTACAATAAAATATAAATTCATGTTGTGGTCTGTAATTAGATAGACCTAAACCAATAGACTTTTTATCCCATACAATACAAGCAGATGCTTTTAATCCGCATTCAAGCATAGCTGTTTCAAATTCGCTGTAAGTTCGCCAAGGAAAACATACATAAACAGATGAACCTGATTTACTTGTGGTTACAGCAGATAACAACGCATCTCTTATTAGCTGTATTAAATCGTCACCAATTTTATCATCGCCTTTAATTACACCAAATTTTTTAACTGTTCCATCATTGCTACCAATTGCACCTGCTCTACCGCCACCATAGCTCATGCCGTAAGGTGGGTCAGTAAATATCATGTCAGCTTTTTGGCCGTCCATTAACTTATCAAACGCATCAATGCTAGTGCTATCACCACACATTAAACGATGGTTGCCTAACTGGTATATATCCCCTAGCTTAGTAACAGGCTCATCAGGCACTTCAGGCACAGCATCTTCATCTGTTAAGCCATCTGTTAGCTCTACAGGGTTTAGCAACGCATTTAGCTCATCAGCGTCAAAGCCTAGCAACGACAAGTCTATGTCATCGTCTAGTTCTTTTAGCTCTAACGCAAGCAATTCATTATCCCAGCCACTATTCATAGCTATACGGTTATCCGCAAGTATGTATGCTTTACGCTGGGCATCACTTAAATGGGATAACTTTATAGTTGGCGCTTCTAATAGCCCTAGCTTTTTAGCAGCCATTAAGCGACCATGGCCAGCAATAATCCCGTAATTATCATCAATTAAAATGGGATTGTTAAAACCAAACTCACGAATACTAGATGCAATTTGAGTAACCTGGTTGTCATCATGCGTTCTAGCGTTGTTAGCGTACGGAATTAGTTTGCTGACTTCTATATATTCTATTTGTTGATCCATATATGTACATAAGAGTGGTCTTATGCCCCATAATTGTTAAGTTACTTCATTAATGCAGCCGCTAACTTCTTAGGGTCTTTCTTTACGCCTTCTGAAGCCATCATAGCTGCCTTGTCTTGTGGAATACCTACACGCTTTGCAATAGACGGATCATGAGCAGCAGCTTGAAACAGTCTGTGCTGTGATGATGTATATGGCATATAGTTATCCTTGAATAGATGGGCTACTTTCAACCAATACCAGTAGTATGTATATTAATTTCACCCAAAAAAAATGGACTCAGCTTTTAGGAGAGTCCGAACCCAACGAAGATTAGGCTAAAGCTTGGTATATGAATCATATAGACGCAACTATACCAGCAGGCGTATATTACCACAAAATGGCTTGTTTGTCAAGTAGTATTTAATATAGGTTTTTTTCTGTCAGTTTTTGCTGCAACATGGCCATTGCATTGTCGTAATAGCGGTCTAGCACCTTCATGTCCATCATAGTCTTTTGGCCCAGGTAAATCACATAGATAGCATTGCGCTGAAAGGCTGGCAAATCGTCTATCACCTTATCCACAACTCTTACGCTGTGGTTGTCTACCTCGTCAGCTATGTCATCAAACGAATGTACACCACCTGTATGAAAGCCAGATGATCTAGACTTGTAGCCTAGCTTGTTGTTATCTGATTTCATGTACTCACGCCACATATCTAAATAATATATTACTCGACCTAGTTCCATTAAATGTAATCCTCGTATTTTTCTAGCATTTGGTGTACCTCGGTATATGGCACAATGACAACCTTACACATACCTTCCTTGACAATGTGCCTACGCACTAGCCATATAAAGTCTATCTGCTCATCGTCTAAGAATACCCCAGCAGCTTGTAATGCGTCTGTAGCTTGCTTTTCGTAGTTAGCTATATCCCTGCGTCTGCGGTCTGGTGGGTAAAAAGCATAGAACACAGCCAGCCTTCCATCTATCTTAGCCTTAGCGTCTACAACTATGTCTTGCACAGCCTCTCTAAACTTTTGTGTAGGCTTGCTTAAAAACTTGCGCTTGCCTCCGTAGTGGTGCGAGTGGTTGGTGCTAGGCGGCCATGGCAGTGTCAGTTTAATCATTTGACCACCAGCATATCATGCTCAATAAAGTATTGCATAGTCATCCTATGAGCCAAATCCCACATATCCTTACGGTCTTGCTTATTTAACGCCATACCGTTATCTAGCTCAAAATGACATCTACTGCACATAGCGGCAACCATAGCATCGCTGGCCTTAATTCCTGTGCCTTTACCGTCACGCAGTTGATTGGAGTGTGCTGCACATACTGTGCCATCCATAGCGCCACATGATTGACAAGGTATTTCACGGCATAGCTCCAGCAGCTTCTTGTTTCTGTAATTAGGCACTGTATTCCCCACTTAAGCTTGATTGAAAGTTTGCTGTATATTTTGAATTGTTTTTCTTAGGTATTTCCCAATGAGGAGCGTCTGCCTCTTTATGTGTTTTTATAATATCAGGATTAATACGACCTTCATAAATTGCATCCCGTAATGCTTGGTGTATTCCAGGATAATTAGCGTCAAAGTATGCTCTTTTTAAGTTTGTTAAATCTTTACATTGCTTAGGCCATGGGAAGTTATCTTTTTCTGTTGTGTGATACAGCTTTGACCTAGCTCTTCCTTCTGTTATAAATTCAGACCACAAATAGCCTTCAGCTTCAAGATGTTTACAGTATTCAGTAATAATAGCTGGCGTTAAATTCATTTTTATAGCAAGATTTACTGCAACAGATGGCTCATCTTTTAAATGTAAATACACTACCGCCAAATTTAAAGCTTTGTTTTCTTCTTTTAGTTTGTGAGCTTTTTCTAAATTGTTTGGGTTTGCCATGATTAATCCTGTAAATAAACACCACGCACAGCGCAGTATCGTTCAACTTCATTCATAAAGTTATTAAGTTCTTCTACGCTTAAATCAGCAGTAGACTTTAAAGCGTATATTGTTCGGCCATCAGGTGCTGCGTATTCATTGTAGCCCAGCCATTGGTCTTTAGCCATTACTTTCCACCATTGATGTGGATGATGTAACCCATCTTTACCTTTCAAGCTTTCAGCCATTAATTGAAACAGCTTATGTAGCCTTGAATTTTGGGGTAATGACCGTCTTTGACTTTGACCGCACAATTGACAGACTTTCGGTTGGCTTTTCTGCAACATATAGCGTTGCCTCCTTGTAATTTGAGTCTTCGTATTCTTTTTTCCAACCTTTACCAATGTAAACCTTGCCATCATTGGTTACAACTTTCCATTCTTCGGCATTATTGCCAAAATGTTTGTAGAATTCTGTTTCGTCAAATCTCATATACTTTGCCCTATGTAGGTAGCTTTGCTGTCTTTAAATTGCACTTCTACTGCACAGTCTTGTCCTTTGGTGCCATGAATTAATTTATATACACCCCATCCAAACGCAGTTATCGCAATCAACATCAATGTTGCTATGATTACTACGGCTCTGTCACTAGCTCTATTACAATTACAGTTACGGCCTTGGTTACAATTTTGGTTACACGGCATATCAATCTCCTAAAATTTTAATTGCCACACTTTTTCGTGTTGGCTTCCCTTGTATCGCATAGACGGTGCATCAAACCACAATGCAATTTCGCCCTCCCACTCACCATGACGCTGCTTATCACATATCAACAAGCAATCAGGTGCGTTTAACTCTTCCTCTTTCGCCTTGCCACTACGAATTAACTTTTCTTTTTTCTTGTTACGCCAAACAGTCATTACATTGTCTACCTGGTTAGTAATGTCTGCAGAGCCAGCCACATCCATCTTGTTAGGTGGGCTAAACTCATCCTCACCTTTGCGGCTGTGAGCAATCAAATGCACATGGACATTCAAATCCCTAGCCGCTGCACATAGCTTATCCAAGAACTCCTTTTGAGCGTTCATGTCATCAGACCTTACACCGCACTTCATTAAGCTGTCAATCACAAAATGCTGCACACCTAGCGTTTCAGCCACATAATATAAAACAGCAATTACACGCTCACCGTTTACAGTCCCTTGCTGGTCATACATATACAGCCTGTTGTCTAGGAATGTAAAGTATTCGCCGATAAACTTTTCGGTAGGCTTTTCTGTCCCTGTGGCCTGTCTAGTCATTCGCTGTAGGGTTGAGTATGGGTGCATCTCAAAAGACGCTACGCATACCTTAAAATCCTGTTGCACGATAGAGTTGATTACTTGTCCCACTAGCTGACTTTTACCATGGCCGTTAATACCCGACCACAGACTTACCTCACCTAAACGCAACCTAAATTGGTCAAATGTCTTTTCCCACGGAAGTTTAACGCCTTGCATCTGCTCGTCTTTGTAAAAGTAGTCTATAACCTCTGACTGATACTGGCTTGCTGACTTAACATTGGCCTTGTCTTCTTCCCTAGCTTTCATAAAGCCTTCAAAGTCAACCTTAGGCAACATCATGCTTGCTCGTTTGCGTCTAGCCTCGTCTAAAGCTGTAGCGCCTCTCTCTAGGTTACTCATAATCAACCGCCTCTCTAATTCTTTCGTAAGCTAACTGTAAACGCTGTAAGTCAGTTTCGTCAAGCGGTTTATTTTTCTTTAGCTCAAACGCAGCTAGGAGAACGATTTGCGACTCATACTTAATGGCTTCTAAGATGTCTGTAGCGTAAAACTTTTTCTTAACTGGTGCTTTGTGATGCACTTGCTCTGGAAACAAGTCACCAATGTCAACGCCTATTGCCCCGACAACATCAATAGCACTGCACCCAGCAAAGCAATGCAATAGTATGTGGCCGTCTGCTTCCTCTTTAATGGATAGGCTAGGGCTTCTGTCATCGTGAGCTGGGCAGCACGCTAGGTAAGAGTTGCGACCAGTAGACTTGACCTTGTTTAAACGGCCTAATAGATTGTTTATCATATAGCCCCCAAGAATATATCATTAGGATTAGGTGTTACTTCAGCCACTCGCTTAATCCAGTTAAGCATAAACTTGTTGTAATCAGTTTTTTGCCTTTGGCTAGGCTTTTGTTTAATCCATGCACCAGCCTTGTCAAACTCTTTCAAAATATCCACATAAGGAAAATCAACTTCAGCCTTCTCTAAAAAAGCCTCGTAATTTACCCAGCCAAAACCAATTTCATAATCAAGCTTGTTATTTGTTTTATGTTTACTGGTTAATGGTTTATGGTTTATGGTTGGTTGAACATCCGTTAAAGGCTCGTTCAACGGCTGTTGCTTGTAAGCCTTTCTTTTTTCAGCACTTATTTTACCAGCTTTAGAACTTGATAAAACTTTGCTATGATAGGCGTGTATCTCTTTATCTGCTCTTGGATTAATCCATCCAGATTTACTAGACACAAAAAACTCGTTCAACACTTGTTCAACCTCCGTTGAGCATCCGTTCAACATAAGCATACGAGTTACCATATTAGTATCTTTAGGAATTGGCTTTTCGTGCAGGTAATACCAGTCAAGAAGTCTGCGATAGCAAATATCTTCTAATGGCGTAAGATGTTTAGTGTGACTTGAATAGTCACCTATATTAAATTGATAGTAATGCATATTAGCTCCTATTCAGTAGCGGGCTGGATGATAAGTCCAACAAGTAAAAACCACGCCAGGATGCGCACAGAGTAATTACTGACTCCGCTATTGAATAAAAGCTAATATAATTGTGTAACATTGATACATCCTGTAAATGGAATTGGGTTATCAAGCCAACTAGAAACAGTCTAGCACAAATACCCCTAAAAGTCCAATTAGTTTTACTTATGATTAGTTATTTGTTTATAAGTAAATAGTATTAAATAATGCTTGACAGCTTCCAAGGCTGGAATATAATGGACACATCAACAACGCAATGGAGATAAAAATGGACTATAACGCAGATTGGTACCCAGGTTGCACAAACGACCCAGACTGGCAAGACCGTGATAATCATTACGACAACCATGATGAGCGTGTGTATGACCGTGTTACTGAAACATTACAGCTACCAGCTAACGATGTATTTTCAATAGTGTTAGATTACGCTGACCAAACAAAAATAGCAGAAACATTAAAAGCAATGATTATTGCATACGACAATTCTGTTAATGCAAGTAAAAAAGTAAACCGTGAGCAAAGTGAGCAAGACTTTATTGTGTTTGCTAAATCATTTGCTCGTGTATGTATGACTGGTATTGAAAAGGAGGCTCAAGATGACTGATTACAAAAACTACAAACCTAAAACAGACTTAACACCATGGATAGAAGGCATTTGCTTTGTTGGTGTAGTCTTATTATCAATTTTTTTATTTTTGTTATTGGCGGTTTAATATGTCACAAGCTCAATATCAAGCGGAAGTAATGGACGAGTTAATGCAACGAGAGTATAATTCCAATTTTGGAATAACAGGAGAAGGTAGTGACGATTTACACAGTAGACGAAATCGCAACACAGATGGGCAAATCAGGTCGCTGGGTGAGGTATTTATGCTCACAAGGCAAATTAAAAGCAATTAAACACGGCCATTCTTGGGTCATATTGGAGGCATGGAAATGATTACACATTTAAATTTAGAAGCTGGCGTTACTTTAGAAGTTGAATACGATTACGAGCAACCAACATACGCTTATTTTGGTGACTTGGAAGCTTTAACAGAGCCACGAGCAGAGTCTAAATCAGCTTTGTATCTAGGCGTTGATGTATTGCCATTGATTCGTGCATTAGGCTTATATAACGAGCTTAATTTAATTTTAGTAGCAAACATGGAGGCAATAGATGAGTAATGTTTACAAAAAGCTTATGGACGCTAGAATCCAGCTGCAAAACACCAAGCTTAACAAGTCTGGTCATAACAAGTTTGCTGGTTATAGATACTTTGAACTTGGTGACTTCTTACCTACAATCAACACAATCTTTTGGAACTTAGGTTTGTGTGGCACAGTTAGCTTTACATCAGACTTAGCAACACTAACCATCACCGACATAGATGATGGCTCACAAATAACTATCACTAGCCCTATGGGTAGTGCAGCGTTAAAAGGCTGCCACGAAGTGCAGAATGTGGGTGCTGTGGAAACATACCAGCGCAGATACTTGTGGGTTTCAGCGATGGAAATTGTAGAGCATGATGTATTAGATGCTGTTACAGGAACGGACACAGGCACACCAGCAAAAAAGTCTGAAACGCTAGAGCTAAAGCAACCAGAGTTTAGCGATGAGGAAAAAGATATACTGCACAGCTTGGCAGAAGGTTTTACAACATTTGTAGCTGAAGGCAATCCGCAAGAGGCTAAAGTAACATGGGACTCACTAGACAATGACCAAAAGACATTTATGTGGGGCTTATTAGATAGCAAGACACGGTCAACATTTAAGAAATATCAAAAAGGGAACTAACATGGCACAATACGAACAACGAGATAACAGCGGCAGTCTTTTCAAAAACAACCGCAAAGAAAAAGAAACACATCCTGACTACACAGGTAACTGCATGGTTAATGGTAAAGAGATGCGTATGTCAGCCTGGTTAAAAGAAGGCAAGTCAGGCAAGTTCTTTAGTTTTTCATTTAGTGAGCCGTATGTTAAAGATGGTGAGCCAGCTAAAGATAGTGGCAAACAATCTGACTATGAAGATTCTATTCCATTTTAAAAAAAGGGCGAAAGCCCTTCTAGGAGGCAATATGTTAAATATCTTACCGTATTATCCATCAGTAGGCATGATTAATGATTTAAGACTACTTTCAGCACCTCCAGAACACCTCGTAGAGGCTCGTAGAGAGGCCGTAGAGCTGTTAAAAATTAAACTTGATAGTAAGTATCGTCTGCACCCTGAAAACTTCGTTAAACACATCAAAATGAGGTAGGTATGAAAATACAAATGGATTTTGAGGATAACGACAATGTGCTGCTGGATATTAGGGAGGCTTTGTTTGTTACTTTGCTCAAAGCTGAATTAGCAGACAACGAGATGTATCTTGAAAGGTTTATTCATAAAGATGACAAGGCTGCGTATAAAGCAAACATCAAAGCTTGCAAAGTCTTGTTAAGTTATTACACGGTGCAGGAGCAGACCTAATGGACAAGCTTGATGATAGGAATGTTGATAGCTTTGGTGAGTCTGTCCGCAGGATAGTGTTAAGTTTGCCAAACACGACAAGCAGTAACTTGGGCCAGTTGATTGAGAATGTATATTTACGGTTTCAACGGGAAGCTGAGAGAGATGCCAGGGAGGCTAAAAACAGATGATTATTGAGGTGAACGACATAGAGGAGCTTGCTGACGGTAGCGTAGTTTGCGAGTTATACATGGATAAAGAAGCTAAACGATGGTTGATTGAGCGAGGTTTTAATTCTTTGATGTCAGAAGCATTAAAGAAAAACCCAGAATGGTGGACTGAAGAAGACGAAAAAAGAGTTGATGTTATAGGTCAGAATGGCCCTACAGGAGAACACTATGAGTGATGGTATGTCAGAACAAGCATGGGAAGAGTCTATGGAGCAAGTAGACGCTTTAATGAAACAGGTAGGTGGTAATCACTACGCTAGTATGGCCATACAGCCAGTAGAATTTATAGTGGCTAACAACCTAACTTTTCTTGAGGGTAATGTGGTTAAGTATATATCTAGGCATCATGCTAAGAATGGTGCTGACGATGTTAGAAAAGCTATACACTATTGTGAACTAATTTTACGGACGGTATACCATGATACAAACGATAGCTGAATATGTCCTATGCTACAGCACAGCATTTGGGTTGGGAATGATTTGCGGAGCGTTTATTGCTTATAAAACAAGTAAGGCGTAGATTTGGTAGTTATTACATGTAACGCAGAAAGCCGAAAAACTCGTTACTTACTACATCCTCTAATGTCGGCTTAACCGCCTTAAGGTTTATTTTTTATTGCGCTTCTAAACTAATAGTTTAGTTTTAGACTATTTATTCATTACATACATTGTAACTTCAAAGCCAAAACGCATTTCAGTAGCTGCTGGTGTAGTCCACATGGTAATTTCCTTTGTCTGTAATAATTCACGAATTATTCAACA